TGTACACATGACGTGAGTATCTCGGCAATTACGTTCCCAACGATTGTTAGGCGACAGCGCAGCCATGACACCGATAACAGTCTTGATGTCAAGGCCAGTGTCGTCTGCGATCTTCTTTGCCATACGTTTAGCACGATCATACCACTCTAAACCATCTGCGTGATCCTCTGGTGTTGCTCTGCGGTATACTTTGAGTATGTTTCTAACGTGTTGTGTCATTGTACTTGTTCCTCTGATACTTTGTTAAACTCTGTTACTAACAGGTTATACATCATCATTGCACCTGTCAACACCAATGGGTCTTTTGTTTCATTCAACCAGTTTTGCAGTTCATCCATGTTCTCTGGCGTGTGGAATAGTCCGATAGGTTGTAGTTTTTCCATGTTTCTTTCCTCTGTTGATTGATAGAGACACCCAAGGCGGGAGATTCCTCAGGTATCCGTAACAATCAACAAGACACACTTGCCCGACCTTTGACGGACTGATTCAAGTCACCGTTCTACCGCCCACGATCTAGGACGCTGTCCGTTAGCAAGTGTTTGCTGTCTTGTCTTTTGTGTACAGGGACTAGATTCCACCCTGCAAGGTTAGATTGGTAATGCTCTGGATCAAGGCCGTATGGCTCCCCGTCTGCGATTGACCGTCTTGGAATGGTGCCATTGTGGCGGCACCTAACCAAGATTGTCAAGGATTATTTTTTGTAAAGTTCTATCGTTTTCTCTACCAAGTCCACCTGATATAAATGAACACCTTGCACATTGTGGATCATACAAGAGACAATAGGCTTGTTGCAGTTGACTATATCACTATCTGCGGCTTCCCTTTCGAACTCTACGCCAAGAACTGCGCAGGTTAGTTTCTCTTTTACCAGTTCTATTGCCTTTGCACCGTTTCGTAGTGTTGTGCTAGTCATAAACAAGTTTCCACTCGGTAAGATCATTTTGAACCCCTTTCGGTTTCGTGTTTCGTTTCGATGATTAAGTAATGACTGATGGAAAGAGAAATGTATATCTATCCAGAGGGATAGGTAATGTCATAAAGGGGTAGAAACACCAAGAAAACCCAATGAAATAAGGGCTAAAATAATTTGAAAATAATTTGTTTTAGGGGTTTTTAAGGGTGTTTTTGTCAGTGACCTATCCGAAAGGGTGATTCGTTTTCAGGGTCAAACCTAGACAAAAGTCATAGAAAACAGACGAATCAGTCAGATCGGATAGCGAATCAGTCCAATGGGATAGTTTAGGTATATCCAGAAGGATAGTCCCTAAATATATATAATGTGTCATACTATGTTACCCCATAGACTATCCTAATGGAATCCATGGGCTATCCGATAGGATATACTGTTAGATCAATGGGTTAGAGATTACCTTCCGAGTGATAACTTATTTCCTGTAGTAAATACTTAAAGGATACCCGAACATATCCGAAAGTATATACCGTTAGTACTTTACTCTGGGTAATTACTGCAATGGGGTGCCACAAATATTCTTTAGGGTATAAGAGGTACCCGAAAGGGGGGTTATGGTGTGCCGTCTGTATGTACAATACGTGAAGAAATTTTCTCAGAAAAATTTCCAGTAAGTAAAAAATGACAACAAGACAAAATAAAACCCCCTAGGAAACAACCTAGAGGGTGAGAATCTGGACGTGGTTACCCCAAGTAACTACTTAAAGTAAGGGTTAGTTGTGTTATAGATATATACTTGTAGGGCATCCGTAACGGATAATTTATTATAGCAATTAACTACACCTCTGTCAATAGTGACGTAGCGTAAACAAAGTTTTTTCTAAAAAGTTCATAAAGTGTATTGACAAAGTAATGCATAACATGCTAAACTAACTCAAGTGATTCGTTTTCTATGTAGGGAATAACCATGTTCACCTTCGAGCAACTCAAGACAACCAACGGCATTACAAGAACTAAGAGCCTGTTCTATGAGTTGTCATACCACGATCCAGAGTACGCTATCTTCACAACTAAAGAACAGGACATCGAAGTCAACGGACGCAAGATGGTATCCCTTCAACAGTTGTACGTAGCAATGGTACCCAACGATCCTACCGAATATGAGTTTGCTCAAACGGTCTTCGGTTCATGGGAAGTCTGGGAAAAGATCAAGAAGGCTCCACAGATCGCACCATACGTCAAGCGTTGGCAGAACGAGGTGGAGATTAAAGTAAAGTCTCAGGCGATCCAAGCGATTGCAACGGAGATGAAAGAGGGTGGTCGTTCATCCTTTAGTGCAGCTAAACTTCTCTTGGAGAAGGGTTGGCTAGATAAAGATAATGCTTCTCAGGCAAAGAAGAAGCTACAACAAAAAGAACAACAAGAGCAAGACAAACAGGCACTGGCTTTGTTGTCAGAGGATGCCGACAGGCTAGGGATTAAGATTCAGTAATGGCAAAGCGACCTACCATAAAGAACATTTCGGCAGGGTATACCTCAACGACTACCCTTAACGAGAACTTCGAAGCACTACGTGATGCTTTCGATAACACAGTATCACGTGATGGTTCTCTTCCTAACACCATGTCTGCTGACTTGGACCTTAACGGAAACGACATCACAAATGTAAACACTATTACAGACTCTAGCGGTGGTGACCTAGTACAAGACGCACGTGATGCTAAGGTAGGTGCAGAAGCAGCAAAGACCGCAGCGGAAACTGCACGTGATGCTGCACAGACAGCACAGACAGGTGCAGAGACAGCATACAACTCTGTTCAGCCATACCTAGATGAAATCGACACTGTAGCCTCTGACTTAACCTCAGGTTCTTTCGTCGCAGGTTCTGAGTACGACTTCGGCTCTATCACAGCAGCTACTTCAGGTACCTCAGGTTCACCTGATGGTTTTATCTTAGGTGTCTACAACAACCTAGACGACATCGGAACTGTAGCAGGTAACAACGCTAACATTACAACAGTCGCAGGTATTTCAGCGGAAGTAACATCTGTAGCTGGTAACGAAGCAAACATCGCTACCGTAGGTACTATCTCAGCGGATATTACAACAGTGGCTGGTGTCAGTGCTAACGTAACAACTGTCGCTGGAAATACAGCTAACATCAATGCTGTCGCAGCAGATGCAACAGACATCGGAACAGTTTCCGCTAACATCTCAAGTGTGAACACAGTAGCCACTAACATTGCAGATGTTATCACCGTAGCTAATGACCTTAACGAAGCCATCTCAGAAATCGAGACAGCGGCTAACGATCTAAACGAGGTTACCTCTGAGATCGACACAGTTGCTAACTCCATTGCTAATGTTGACACTGTTGGTACTAACATCGCCAATGTCAATACTGTAGCTGGCGTGTCATCAGATGTGACAACAGTTGCAGGTATTAGTGCAGCTACATCAACTGTCTCTAGTATTTCAGGTAATGTTACATCTGTAGCAAACAATCAAACAAACATCAACACAGTAGCTGGTGATACAACTGCAATCAATACAGTTGCAGGTGATACGGCAGCGATCAACACAGCCGCTACAGACTCAGCGGTTATCAACACTGTCGCAGGTATCAGTGCGGATGTTACAGCAACGGCTGGTAAAGCAACAGAGATCGGTCGCTTAGGTACAGCAGCAGCGGTAGCTGACTTAGCTATACTAGGTACGACAGACGCTGTTGCAGACATGAATGTTCTGGCAGCTATTGATACTGCAATCCAGACTGTCTCTGGTATCTCTGCTAATGTTTCAACAGTAGCTGGTATTTCTAGTAGCGTAAGTTCACTAGCCCTTATCAATGCAGATGTTACATCTGTTGCAGGTATAGCTGCTAACGTAACAACCGTAGCAGGTATTGCTTCAGACGTTACAGCAGTAGCTTCCGACGCAGCAGACATTGGTGCTGTTGCTACTAACATCGCTAACGTAAACGCTGTTGGTGGAGACATCTCCAACGTAAACACTGTAGCCACAAACCTTACAAGTGTAAACAGCTTTGCGGAACAATACCGTGTAGGTGCAACAGAACCTACAACAAGCCTAGACACTGGCGACTTGTTCTACGATACTACATCAGGAACACTAAAAGTTTATAACGGAACAGGTTGGGAGCAAGGCGTAACAGCAGGTTCTGGTTTCTTACCGTTGTCTGGTGGTACTCTTACAGGTGCTCTATCTCTTCCTGCCGATCCAACAAACCCTTTACAAGTTGCAACAAAACAGTACGTAGATACTATCGCAGCGGCAGGTATTCACTACCACACACCTGTACGTGTAGAATCTCCTGTCAATCTAAACGCTACTTACAACAACGGTTCTTCTGGAGTAGGTGCTACACTAACTAATGCTGGTACTAACGCAGCGATTACTATTGACGGTGTTACCCTTAGCCTCAATGACCGTGTACTTGTTTACCAACAAACTAACGCAGCACACAACGGTATCTATACAGTAACTACCGTAGGTGATGGTTCGACAGCATGGGTACTTACACGTGCTACAGACGCAGACAGCTATGGTGTATCAGACCCAGATGCTTTCGGTGAAGGTGACGCTTTCTTCGTTAAAGAAGGTGCGACAGGTGCTGGTGAACTATATGTGATGAACACCAGTGGTGCGATTACTTTCGGTACTACCGCTATTACATTCACAGTTATTGCTGAGACAGCAGTATACGGTGCAGGAGACAGCCTAACACTTACAGGCACTACCTTCGACACGGTACAAGACATTCGCACTACAGCAAGCCCTACCTTCAACAACATTACAGTATCAGGTACTGTAGATGGTCGTGACGTAGCGGCTGATGGTACTAAACTAGATGGTATCGAAGCTGGTGCTAATGTAACAGACGCAGGTAACGTCAATCCTCTTATCGACTCTCACATCAATGTCTCAGGTGCATCCTCTGGTCAATACCTAGGTTGGAACGGTTCAGACTACGCATGGTCAACAGTAGACTTGTCAACAAAGTTAAACTTGTCTGGTGGTACAATGACAGGTGCTATCAACTTTGTAGCAGGTCAAACTTTCGACGGACGTGATGTTTCGGCAGACGGTGCAAAGCTAGATGGTATTGAAGCTAACGCTAAAGACGACCAGACAATTACTGCTGGTTCAGGTCTGACAGGTGGTGGTACAGGTAACGTAACACTAAGCCACGCTGACACGTCTTCTCAAGGAAGTGTGAACAACAGTGGTGCTACAGTTATTCAAGATGTAACAGTAGACACATACGGTCACGTCACAGGTCTTGGTTCTAAGACAATGACCCTAGCTGACCTTGGGTACACAGGCGCAACAAACGCTAACTACATTACCAATAACAACCAGCTAACCAATGGTGCGGGTTATACAACATACACGTCTAACCAAGCGACGAATACAAGCAGCAATGTTACCTTCAACAGAGTTTATGCAGACGATTGGTTCAGGGTAAACGGTGCAGATGGCATCTACTGGGAGTCTTATGGTGGCGGCTGGCAGATGACTGGCAGTACTTGGCTACGCTCTTACAATAACAAAGGTGTTTTAACTGGCGGCACAATGCAAGCTGGTAACTTCAACACTACCTCAGACATCAAGCTGAAAGAAAATGTAGTTACCCTAGAGAACTCTCTGGACAAGATTAAGGCTATGCGTGGTGTCAGCTTCGATTGGAAAGACAGCGGCAAATCAACAATCGGTCTAATCGCTCAAGAGGTTGAGCAAGTTCTTCCTGAGTTAGTTGAACACAATGAAGAAGATGACGTTAAGACAGTTAGCTACGCAAACATCGTGGCTGTATTGATCGAAGCTATCAAAGAACAACAAGTGCAGATCGACGCACTTAAAGAAAAGCTAGGAGAGTAAGAATGTCTACACAGCTAAAACTTCGTGGAGGTACTACGGCTGAACATTCTACCTTCACAGGTGCTGCAAGAGAAGTCACAGTAGATACAGACAAGAACACTCTGATCGTACACGACGGAGTAACTGCTGGTGGTATAGAAATCCTAAACGTAAACTCAGCCTCGGCCTTGAGTCTAACCACTTGGTCTATTTCAGAAGTAGGTGGTTCGGTTTACTTTGCGGTAGGCGGTGTAAATAAAATGAAACTGGACCCTAACGGTAACCTTCAGGTTGTAGGTAACGTAGAGACTTTAGCAACTATAACATAATTAGCTAATAGTAGGAGATACGAAGATGGCTATACAGGTAAACGGTACTACGGTTATTGATAACAGTAGAAACCTAAATAATATTGTAAGCGTAGATGCTACCACAGCGGCGGCGATTGGTGCTGCTGGCGTTGGTGGCGGCGGCACTATTGATCTAGTAGCTGACGGTTCAATCTCAGCAGGTGACCCTGTTGGTATAACTAGTCAAGGTAAAGTTAAAAGAGTAACGCAATTATACGGCAATCTTGTAGAAGACTTTACAAATCCTAGCAGTATAGGCCACGAATACTCTTCTGGTGAGGTGATCTATGATACGGTTGCAAATGCTTTTATTTATGCTGCAAGAGACTACGGCGTAGACTATAACATGGAAGCGTATGTACTAGACCTAAGTGGTTTTACTGTAAATACAGGTTCTCGACATACGTTCGGAAGCGGTGAAGGTACAGGCAACCATATGGCCCATAACCCTACTGACCAGAAAAACTTAATCGTTCGTTTTTCAAGTAGCACAGGCTACGCTAATGCTTTTACAGTTAGTGGTACAACCATCACTTCGGGTAGTAGTACTTCATTATCGACTTGTAACGGTCAGCCCATGGTTGACTACAACCCAGATCAAAACAACTACTTGTATACTTTTAGAAACGGCTCAAGCAGTCTTAACTGTAGGTTGCTTACTACAAGTTCAAGCAACTACAATGTTAGTTACTCAGGAAACACAGTAATTGCCAGTGGCAATATATATGCTGATGCCATTGCATATGATACAAACACAAACAAACATCTTGTTGTATACAAGGATGACAGTAACCAAGTAGGTAAGGCCACCGTTGTTACAAATAATGGATCAAGTGTGAGTATAGGTGGCACAGGTACATTTACAAATGGAACTACACAACCCAATTCACATACAGCTGATGTTATATTTGACCCTTCAAGTGGGAAGTTTTTAATAGTCTGGGCTTATCAAGGTGGGAACGTAGCTTGTAGGACAGCAACTATCAGCGGTACTTCTGTTTCTTTCGGGCCTGAACTTCTTTTAACTGAGTTTAAAAAGGGACAACTTGTTAGGGCTGCACACAATGGAAGTGGTTCTATTCTTCTTTGCGGTGAAGATATTCTTGTGTCAACAGACAGAGCAATGGTTGTAGCCATTTCAGGTACATCTGTTTCAGTTGTTTCAACTTTTTTAACTCAAAATGCTGGCGGTAGTTATGATGGTGCCTGTGGTTTAGATTACAGCCCAGACGATAATAAATACATGCGTGTTATCGGAGGTTGGAACAAGAAAAAAGATGCTTATTCTCTTGATACTAGTTCACCATTCGGTTCCTTTATAGGCTTTGCTCAGTCGTCCGTATCTAGCGGACAAACACTAACAGTTGATATAATTAGTGCATTAAATGAAAGCCAATCAGGTTTAATAAAGGGTTTAGCATATGGAATGGACCCTCAAACAGGTACGTTGAATGCAGCTTCAACGCCTAAGGTTGCCATTGCTACAGATACAACAAAAGCCTTAGTCATCGGAGGTACTGCGTAATGTCTTATCCAGCAGAATACTATCGTGAAACACCAGCGGGTAAACTTGTCTTGGAACAACGTGATACTCTTCTAAAAGAAACTGATCATTATGGTTTGTCTGACTTTACAATGACAGATGAAATGGCGGCGTACCGTCAGGCTTTGCGTGATGTACCGCAGCAAGAAGGTTTTCCTATACAAATCACTTGGCCCACTAAACCTTAATGGCAACCCTAGAACAAATTAAACAGGCAGCAGAGACTGACTTGGTGACCTTCATCAAGTTGGTTGCTCCTGAACAAGTTCTAGGACAATGTCACGAAGACGTATGTAACTGGTGGACACGTGAGGATGCCAAGTCTCACCAGTTACTTCTCTTCCCACGTGACCACGGTAAGTCAAGACTTATTGCATATCGTGTCGCTTGGGAACTAACTAAGAACCCTACTCTTCGTATCCTGTACATTTCAGCCACAGCTAACCTTGCTGAAAAACAACTAGGGTTTATCAAGGGTATACTTACCTCTGAGATATACCGTAGGTACTGGCCTGATCATGTTAATGCTGACGAAGGTAAACGTACCAGATGGACTAACTCAGAGATCATGTTAGACCATCCACTACGGAGGAAAGAAAATGTTAGAGACCCTTCGGTCTTCACTGGTGGCCTTACTACGTCACTTACAGGACTTCATTGCGATATTGCTGTCTTGGACGATGTCGTTGTGTACGAAAATGCTTACACAGGCGAAGGACGCAATAAAGTTAAAAGTCAATACTCTCTTCTCTCGTCTATCGAAGGTGCTGATGCGAAAGAATGGGTCGTAGGTACACGCTACCATCCTGCTGATCTATACAATGATTTGTTGCAGATGGTCGAGGATCAATACGACGACAAGGGAGAAAAGGTAGGCGAAGATAACATCTATGAAATCTTCGAGAAACCTGTAGAAGATAACGGTGACGGAACTGGTGAGTTCCTATGGCCTCGTAGTCAACGCAAGGACGGTAAGTGGTTCGGCTTTGACATGAAGATTCTAGCTAAGAAACGTGGGCAGTATTTAGACAAAGGTCAGTTCAGAGCACAGTACTACAACGATCCATCCGATCCTGACAACGTACCTGTAAGTCCTGACAAGTTCCAATACTATGACCGTAAGCATATCCGTGAGGACAATGGATACACATATTACAGAGATCGTAGGCTCAACGTCTTCGCTGCGGTGGACTTTGCTTTTAGTTTATCTAAACGTGCTGATTACACAGCTATTGTAGTGGTAGGAATAGATGCAGAAAACAACATCTACGTCTTGGACATCGACAGATTCAGGACTGACAGAATATCTGAGTACTTCGACCACATCCTACACCTATCCAACAAGTGGTCCTTCAGAAAACTCAGAGCAGAAACGACTGTTGCACAAATGGCAATCGTCCGACAGCTTAAAGAACTTATCAAGCAACATGGACTTGCCGTAAGCATCGACGAGTTCCGTCCTAACAAAAGTCAAGGTAATAAGCAAGAACGTATCTCTGCTGTCTTAGAACCTCGGTATGATAACATGAGTATCTGGCACTACCGTGGTGGTAACTCGCAAGTACTAGAAGAAGAACTATCATCACGTAACCCTGCACATGATGACGTGATAGATGCTTTAGCTTCAGTCGTAGACATGGCTGTCAAACCTGCACGTTCAGTCCGTCGTCAAAAAGATAATGTAGTGCAATTTAACTCAAGATTCGGTGGAGTTTCCTTCTAATGGCTGGAACAACTATTGACATTGATCAGCTAATTGAGCCTCACGCTTTAGCGTCGGACATTGCTGATCGTTGGACAACGTGGAATAATGCACGTCAAAATAAAATTGAAGAGTGGAAAGAACTCCGTAATTACATTTACGCAACGGATACTCGCACAACTTCAAACAGTAAACTACCTTGGACCAATAGTACAACTACACCCAAGCTAACACAGATTGCAGATAACCTACACGCAAACTACTTCTCAGCTTTATTCCCCCAGCAGAAGTGGTTCAAGTTCGAAGCGCATGATCCTGACGCTAATGTTAAGAGCAAGCGTAATGTTATCCAAGCGTACATGGAAAATAAAGTACGTCAGTCTGACTTTGAAAACACAGTGAGTAAACTGATCAATGACTACATCCAGTACGGTAACTGTTTTGCCACAGTTGACTTCTCCAGAGATTACACTGAGTACGACGACGGAGAACGTATTGTCAACTATATTGGACCTAAACTTGTCCGTATCAGCCCCTTTGACATCTGCTTTAACCCAATGGCCCCAAACTTCGGAGATAGTCCTAAAGTTGTCCGTTCTATTCTGACACTTGGGGAAATCGCTCGTAAGGTTGAAGAGACTTCTGATAACAAGTACATGCAGGAAGTACTTGACAAAATGCTGGCTAACCGTTCAGCTATGTCAGGTCAAGAGGTAGACGTAGATAAATCACAGGCTTACACAGCAGATGGTTTCGCTACACTTACAGAATACTACGAGTCGAACTACGTAGAACTACTAACCTTCTACGGTGACATCTACGACTCAGAGTCTAACAAGTTCCACAAGAACCGTATCATCACAGTAGTTGATCGTTCATACGTTCTACTAAACGAACAGAACCCAAGCTGGTTAGGTAAGGCTTCTATCTTCCACGCTGGTTGGCGTGAGCGTCCTGACAACCTATACGCTATGGGTCCACTAGACAACCTTGTCGGTATGCAGTACCGCATTGACCATCTAGAAAACCTAAAGGCTGATGTCTTCGATCAGATTGCATACCCGATCATCAAGATTCGTGGTGACGTTGAGGACTTCGACTTCGAACCTGCTGCACGTATCTACATGGGCGAAGAGGGTGACGTAGGTTATCTAGCCCCTGATACTACAGCATTGAACGCAGACTTCCAGATTCAGAACCTAGAAAACAAAATGGAAATGCTGGCAGGTGCTCCACGTGAAGCTATGGGTATCCGTAGTGCAGGTGAGAAGACAGCCTTTGAAGTACAGCAGTTGATGACAGCTGCTGGTCGTATCTTCCAACACAAGACAGCCCACTTTGAGCGTGTGTTCCTAGAGCCTATCCTTAACGCTATGCTTGAAGCTGCACGTCGTAACATGGACTACGCTGATACTATCCGTGTACTAAACGACGACACAGGTCTATTCTTCTTTGAACAGATCACCAAGGAAGACATCATGGCTAACGGTAAGATCGTTCCTATGGGTGCTCGTCACTACGCAGAACGTGCTAACCGAATCCAGAACTTGACACAACTATATCAGTTGAAGTTGTCAGACCCAACTATGGCGGCACACTTGTCAGGTAAAGAGTTCGCTCGTCTTCTAGCAGATGAACTAGGCGAACCCGCACTATTCGCAGAGAACATCACTGTAACAGAACAGATGGAAACTCAGCGTGTAGCGACTGAAGCACAAGTTCAGTTCGAAGAAGAACAGATGGTAGCAGAAGAGTTAGGATTATAATATGCCATATCAAAACGGAACAAAGATGCCTTATGGTACAGGTGCTAAGAAGAAGCCACCAGTAACAACTAAGACATCAGTTACAATCAAGAACCAAGTTAAATGTCAGTGTGGATGTGGAGGCTAACATGGGTTACGGAATGAAAAAGTCAACCAAGAAAAAGCCACCAATCAAAAAGAAATAAATGAAATCACACTGGTTCAAACAATGCAAGACGCAAGAAGATAAGGATAAGGTTCGCCAGAATATCCTGTCTAACCAAGATTCACTCTTACGTCTTGAAGTAATTCTTGAGTCGTTACTCAAGGAAACCCCATCGACAGCCGACTACGATAGTCCGTCATGGGCCTACAAAGAAGCTGATCGTATCGGCTATAATCGTGCGCTTAACCAAGTGCTTGACATCATCAATCTAGATAAGGAATAACTTATGGTATTTTCTGACAGTGCTGCAACCGCACAGACTGAGCAGGTAACAGAGCAGACGCAAACTGAAACCGCACCACAGGAATCTTTTTTGCAGAAACTCGTAGAGGCAAAGGGAGAGAACTGGAAAGACCCTGAAGTCCTCGCTAAAGGTAAACTCGAAGCAGATGGCTACATCAAAACTCTTGAAGAGCAACTAGCCACCATGCGAGAGGATATGAAGAAGCGAGACTATCAAGCCGAGATTCTCGACCAGTTGCAGAACAAGGCTACTGACTCTGCCACAGTAGGAACTGCAACGCCTAATGATATTGGCAGCACAGAGACACAGAACACCACTGCAAGTCTTAGTGAGAACGATCTTGAAAGCCTTGTTGAAAAGACACTGGTCAAACGTGAACAGGACTCTGTCATTAAGCAGAACCTCTCACAAGTAGATCAAGAGCTAGTTAGTTCTTTCGGTACTGAAGCGGAAGCAACAGTCCGAAATAAGGCACAGGAACTAGGTATGTCAATGGAACGTCTACGTGATATTGCAGCCGAATCTCCTACTGCTTTCTTTGCTCTTATCGGTCAACCACAGAAAACCTTTAGCCCTATGGTTCAAGGCTCTGTCCGTACCGAAGGTGTTAATATGCAAGCCTCGAATGCACGTGACTGGCAATTCTACCAGAAGATGCGTCGAGAAAACCCTAACCAATACTACTCACCCAAGGTCCAACAACAGATGATTCAGGACCGAATGAACATGGGTGACAAGTTCGGAAACACTTAGAAAGGACTAGCAAATGGCTGGTATGATTTCCTCTAACACGGACATGCAGCGTCTGATCCGTGCTGAGGTTTACTCCTCAGAACTAAAAGAAATCCTACGTGATGAAATGATGGCACAGTCTGTCGTTCGTATGTTGGATGGATTCCCAGATGGTGACACATTCACTATCCCAACAATCGGTGAAACAACAGTATCTACATACACTGAAGATAACGCAGTTTCATACGTTCCAATGGATACTGCTGAGTTCCAGTTCAGCATCGACAAGTATCTACAATCAGCTTCATACATCACCAAGAAAGCTGCGCAGGATTCGTTCTACTCAGCACAACTTGAAGCACGTTTTGTTCCAGAACAAGCACGTGCAATTATGGAGCACTTCGAAGCTACTACTATGGCTGCACCAGAAGTTGGTGTCACTGCAAACTCTTCTGAAACAGTTGATGGCGCAGCGCACCGTATCTCAGGTGGTAACGGCGGTAAGCTAGAACTTGAAGATTTCGCATTTGCTCGTTATGCATTGAAGAAATCTAAAGTTGCTGACCGTGCGTTGGTTGCTGTTGTTGACCCATCAGTAGAATACCAGTTGAACACACTGACAAACATTGTCAACGTGTCTAACAACCCAATGTGGGAAGGTATTGTACGTGACGGTATCGCAACAGGTATGCGCTTCGTAGCGAACGTATACGGTTTCGACGTATATACTTCAAACTACTTGAAGAACGACGTTGCTGATTCAGCCCTTCTTGAAAAAGATGGTACAACAGCTAACGACTTCAGCACTAACAACGGTGTTGCTAACTTGTTCTTCTCAGCGGATGCGGGTTCTAACCCATTCGTTGGCGCATGGCGTCAGATGCCTGAAGTGGACTACGAGTACAACAAAGACTACCAACGTCACGAGTATGTAACTACTGCTCGTTACGGTGTCAAGAAGTACCGTCCAGAAGGTATCGTTACAGTCGTAACAGACCCAGACGTATAAAACTTTTAAGGGTGGCCCTTCGGGGCCATCTTTTCTCTTGACAAAAGTTATTATTTAGTTTATAATACTTTTAACACTGGCAGAGGTTCCTAATGGCTAATGTAAATCACTCTACTTTAACTGACCCATACTTGCACGAACCTAAGGGTATCGCAAGTGCAGGTGCAGGTAATATTTATGTTTCTGATGGAGCAGGTTCAGGAAACTGGACTAAAGATCACGCACACATCAATGGTTATCTTCCATTCGATGCTACTACTCCAGCGTATACTCACAGTGTCTTAGCGGGTTTTACAGCTTTAAACCCAACATTTTCTACTAATAACGTAGACGGTTTTACAGGAACATCTACACCTAATGCTCGTTTAATATACACAGATTCAAACAATCTGACAGCGTTCGCTACATTTACATTTAATTTTAAGAACTCTTCAGGAACAAACCGTGACTTAGAAACTGTTTTCTATCTTAACGGTGCTGCAACAAATGCACATCTAATATCTACTGCTGTGTCAGGTCAGTGGCGAACAGTAACTCTTTCAGAAACTATGTCGTTGTCTCTTAATGACTACATTGAAGTCTTTGTCAGAGGCGACTCTGCGTTTACTTTAGAAGTCGCAGCAGCTTCGTTAATCATTCACGGAGTACCAAGTTAATGAAGACTACACTCCTACAGATTGTTCAGTCAATCTTGTCAGACATGGACTCAGAAGAAGTCAATAGTATTTCTGATACAACTGAAGCACAGCAAATAGCATCTGTTGTCGAGGATACATACTATAACATCATTGCTGCAAGGTACATTCCTGAGCATAACTCTTTATTAAACCTGACATCAAACAGTGATACTGCACGACCTACACACTTCCAGTATCCTTCTAATACTAAAAACATTGAACGTGTAGAATACAATGTAGGTACTTCAGTTAGTCCTAACTACAAAGAAATCTTTTTCTTAGAACCTGCTGAGTTCCTTGATCGTATGAACGAAGGTGGTCTAAACGTAACAAGTGTTTCAGGTAATGTAAACCTATACGTTTCTACAGACAGACCCCCGACATACTACACATCATTCGATGATAATTATATTGTCATGGATTCGTATGACAGTTCTGTAGAGGCTACATTGTCTCAGTTTAAAACAAGAGCATATGGTCAACAGATACCTGACTTCCAACAGATAGACTCTTTCAAACCAGACCTAGACAATGTACTAATGCCTTTGCTTCTAGCTGAGTCTAAGTCAACTTGTTTCTCTTTGTTCAAGGGTGGACCAGACCCTAAGGTTGAACAAGCATCACGTCGTCTGAAGTCTTACATTCAGAACGATCAATACAAGATACGCAAATCAAACACACGGAACAGTTACGGAAGAACCTAATGATAGAATATGACCACGACACAGCGAACCAGCACTGTGTATGTAAGTCAGATAAACTACTTACAACTGTACACATTGAAAAAGAAGTAGGTGGATACAGGTTTTTCTACATCAGATACGAGAAGGGTCAAGTGCCTAACCAACTATCTGGACGTTACACAACAATATCCGCTGCACAACGTGACCTAGAGAGATACCTTCGAGGTCAACCAGTTTCTAAAATGAAACGTGTCAAAGAACGTGCAGACGAAAGAGAGAAGCAGCGTAATGGCTCAAAGTCTGAATCAGAAAGCAGTTAATAACTTCGTCAGGGGCTTGATTACCGAAGCTGGCGAACTTACCTTTCCTGATGGTGCCTCTGTAGATGAACTTAACTGTGACCTTCGTCGTGACGGTTCACGTCGTAGACGCTTAGGTGTTGTGTACGAAGAGGCTAACCAGCTTTCTACTTTTACAGTGTCAGACACAGACCTTATTGCTACAGGTACTTGGCTAAACGTAGGTGGTTCAGCAGACCTAGAGTTTCTCGTAGTACAGAAAGGATCAACCCTTTACTTCTACAACAAGGGTGAACTACCATACTCTGCACAACAAGAGGCTAACTCTGTTGATTTGTCAACATACGAACAGTCAGGTTCAGCAGGTGCAGAAACTGAGAAGTGCCAGTTCACAAGCCTTAAAGGTAACCTCATAGTTTCATCCCCAGCTATTAACACTATCGCTATTGAGTATGATGCTGGTACCTTCACTGTTACACAACTAGACTTTAAGGTTCGTGACTTTGAGTGGCAGGGTGATACCTCTACGTATTACGAAGATGAAGCATCCCCTAGTCAAGACCGTAAGTATGACGCACAAAACGCAGGTTGGAACACAGGCAGTCCTGCACCATCAGACCTAACTAAACGTCTTACTCATCCGTGGTACTCAGGTAAGGATGCTAGTGGTAACTATGACGCAGCAGAGTTTGACAAGGTCTACCAAGGTACAACACTTACAGGTAACGGACACTACATCCTAGACTTCTTTACCAAGGATCGTGGTAACGCCTCAGGTCTTACAGGTCTGACTAAGATGACAGAGCCTGAGACAACACGTTTCCGTTGTGTCGAATCTTTTGCAGGTCGTGTCTTCTACGCAGGTCTAGAGAGTTCACGTAACGCAGGTACTATCCTGTTCTCTAAACTAGCAGATACTATTGATGACCTAGGTGTCTGTCACCAGCAGAACGATCCTACAGGTGAGGACATCTCAGACCTACTTGCCACGGACGGTGGTGAGATTCGTATTCCTGATGCTGTCAAGATTCAGAAACTATACGCATTTCAAAACTCTCTCTTTGTATTTGCTGAGAATGGTGTCTGGCAGATTACAGGTCTAGAAGGTATCTTCAAGGCTGATGCATACTCTGTAAACCGTGTGACACGTGTAGGTATCCTCTCACCAGAGACATTCATCGAAGCAGAGGGTACACCCTTCTGGTGGTCTTACTACGGTATTCACACACTACAAACAGACTCAGTCTCAGGTCAGGGTGCAGAACAAAACCTTAGCATCCCTACCATCCAGACACTGTGGGATGAAATCCCTAACGCAGATAAACTTAAAGTAACTGCTGCGTATGACAGTATCAACAAGCGTATATACTGGGCGTACCCTAACGAAGATGAAACTGTAGTATCTAAGTTAAACAACTTCCTGATCCTCGACATTCCTCTCCAAGCGTTTTACCCTTGGAAAATATCAGACCAAGGTACTAACACAGACTGTGTTGTAGGTATGTCATTCTACACAGGATACGGCGCAACTGAACTAGAACTAGACGTTACAGCAAACAACGGTGCTGATGATGTCGTCTTGTCAAACGGTGACGATGTTGTCAACACTCGTATCTCTGCCTTTACCACAGGTGACCCTGCAATCATCCTTATCTGTCGTGACGGAGACACCAACAAACTTACCATGGGTGGCTTCACAGGTGTAGGTTTCTTAGACTGGGGTGACGCTAACTATATCTCTTTTGCTGAGACAGGTTATGACTTCATCGGAGACTTAGTAACTAAGAAGTCGGCACCATACATTGTAACCTACTGTCGTCTAACAGAGACAGGTTTTACAGGAACGGAACAGGCAGGTTACGAAGCTGTCCGTCCATCATCACTAACGGTAGCTGCATCGTGGGACTATAACAAAACCTTCGGCACAGCACAACAAGTATACCGTCATAAGTTCCCCATCGTAGTTGACCCTAACAACATCGACAACTTCCCATACCCAGAGGAAGTAATCACAACCCGATTGAAGATGCGTGGTACAGGTCGTTCTATGAGACTACGGTACGAAAGTGAACAAGGCAAAGATTTTAACCTGTTGGGTTGGGGTATTATCCAAGGCCGTAACCCAAGGTTTTAATGCAAGTACAATCTAAAAGTCTTTTCGGTATCAAAGGAGAAAACTTTGATATAAGATTAGAGTACAATGAAAACTATATAATTGTACACTTACCTACAGTAGAAAAAATGACCAGACAAGTCTACGAAGAAATGAAAGTTTTACTAGAGGACTGGTCAAAGTTTTTCAAAACAGTCGGATACGAAGGTTTACATGCTGTAACAGAACCTGACAGTAAAGCACAAAAACTTGCTACGATGTTAGGTTTTAAGTTCTTAGGTCCATATGAAGATATGAGTATCCTAATATATAAGGAATAGAAAATGCCACAGGCTTTACAAGTTATCGGGTTAGTAGCAGGTTTCGCAGGAATGTCTGCGGCACAAGACCAAGCATCAAAGGCTGAAGAGGCTTCACGTCAAGCAGCCGCTGCACAGAAAGAAGCTATAGCTGCACGAGAGGCTCAAGCAAAACTAGCTGAAAGACGTGAACGTCGTAAGGCTATCCGAAACCGTATTCGTACAACGGCTGAGTTGAAAGCACAGATTGATGCAGCAGGTGCAGGTGGCGGTTCTCTTGTGGGTGGTGCTGTCTCAAGTGTAGTCTCACAAACAGGTGCTAACCTAGGGTTTAGTACACAGATGTCAGGTTTAGGTTCTCAGTTCTCTGCCGCAAGTGCAAGAGCCGCTGACGCTAACATGATGGCAGGTATCTACCAGAGCCGAGCACAATCAGCGGGTGCAATGTCAGGTATGGGTTTCAAATTGTTTAGCAACTTCGGTGGTACAAACTTCGGTGGAAGTTCTGGACCTACTTCTTTCTTATCTGGCATTTTCCCTAATCTTGCATAGTAAGGCTATCTAATGGCATCTCCTTTACTGAAACTTTCTGATCAAGTTTTCAATGAGAACTTTCTGAAAGATCAGGCTGCACAACAGCCCGAAGAAAAGCCTTACAACCCACTGAGTGAGGTTGAAAGGAATAGATCACAAGAGGTAGCTATTACCACTGGTGCTCCTTTAGATGTTGTGGAAGCGCAACGAGAACTAGGTGACGTAAGTACTACAGTAGACGCTAAGGTAAATGGCCTTAACGTAGACTTTGCCATGGAGATCGACAAGGCATACAACGAAGGTATGACAGCCGAAGATGTAGCTAACATCATCCAACAGAAGTCAGAGAAGGGCGAAGACCTAGGACTAAGCGAGTACATGCTTATCCAGAACTTGATGCTAGGTGACAATGATGTCAACCCATACGCAGCAAGAACCCTTACGAACATGTCTATCTGGAATAACCTGATGACTCAGGCTATCGAAGAGAATGACCAGACAGGCATCTCTAAGATACTTACATTTCTTGACGTAAACGTCCTTCGTGAGTTTACTATCGGTGCCTTTGAGAATGTCACCTTCCGTTCTAACCGTGAAGGTACAGATATCCGTGAGGCGTTCAACTCACTTAAACCTGAAGAGTTTGAAGAGTGGGCGAAAGAGTATATCGCAGAGCGTCAGGCTGAGGGTATCTTCTCAGAGGATAGTATCTGGAACTTATACAAACAGGCTAACGATGCAACCTACCTAGGGGATGACCCTATGGCGGGTTGGATGTTCTTGTTCGGTGGCTTAGACGTTGCAACCTTAGGTGCATCTAGAACTGTACGTGCAGGTGCTACTGCCGCTGTACAAGCAGGACGTACTACTATCGCAACAGCACCTGAGGTAGCAAGCAAACTGTCAAGCCTTACGAAAGTACGTAAACCTGTAGATGCTGTGGCTGTAATGGCAGATGAAAC